AAGGGCGGCCTGACGATCGAGATCTACATCACGCCCCGCCCGGCTGTGGTGCACCTGAAGCTCAGCCGGCGCGGCATCCCGCCCTCCGCCAAAGAAGCCGAGACCGTCTTCAAGCATTGGCCCTGGGAACTGGAGGGCGGCCCGCCCTCGCAACTGAATGCCTACAAGAACGCGGACGAGTATTGCCTCACCTGCCAGTTCCCCCTGCCCGACGTGCGCAACCACTGGGGCGGGCATCCTGAGCCTCCTGAGCCGCGCAGCGAGTCGAAGGACGAAGGACCGGAGGCCCCCCATGAAGACTAAGGGCCTGCGCTACACCTTCGTCGAGGACGACGATGAGCACGGCGCGTTCTTCCGCATCCTCGACGGCAAGAGCATGATCGGCTACGCCATCCAGCGCGCCGTCGCGCTCAAGATCACCCGCGCCCTCAACCGCGAAGACCTGCGCCTCTTCGCGAGCCGGGCCAAACCCCAGCGCGCCCGCCGCCCCACGCTCCACGCCCGGCGCTCCACACCCCGGCGCCGCTTCCGCTCCAAACGCAAGCTCTGAAAGGACACCCCTCATGCACATCGAAGCCCAGAAGACCGTCGTCTTCGTCATCCACCTCAGCCTCGGCGAAGCGCTGGCCGCGCTCCAGGACCCGGCCCCGCTCCAGAAGAATATCCGCGCCCTGCTCCCGCCGGGCAACCCCGGGCCGCGCCACGTGACCAAAAAGAAATCACCGAAAGCCGCTGCCTCCGCGAAGTGTGAATACTGCGGCAAGAAGTTCCTCGCGCGCGGCCTCAAGAAACACGAGCGCACCTGCCCCCAGCGGCCGGCCGCATAACCCCTGGCCGAGACATCCGGGAACCGGCCCCTCGGGATGATAGCCCCGCAGCGCATCGAGGCGCTGGCGGCCACCAAAGAAAGGAGATCAACATGCTTCACCGACTGTTCGCCAGATGGATCTGCCACCGCTGCTGGATGGCGCTCCTGGGCGTCGGCTCGCGCGGCCACTGCGGCCACTGCCAGTGCTGCGCCAAATGACGACCTACACCCACGTCCCCAACAGCTACCAGAAGCCCAACGTCTTCGCGGACGAGCTCATGCGCCTCTTGTCGCCCACCCAGAACATGGTCCTCGACGCCACCTGCCGCCAGATCATGGGCTGGGAGACCAAGCGCGCCGCCCGCCGCGACCGCATCAGCCTCTCCCAGTTCCAGGCGCTGACCGGGCTGAGCCGTCCCACGATCATGTCCGCCCTCGCTCACCTCGCGACGGCCAACATCCTGACTCCGGTCGGCCAGGCCAACGGTCGCACCCAGGAGCACGAGCTCAACCTGGGCCAGCGCGGCGACTACCGCTGGGACTTTCTGCGCGATCACGCCCCCGCCCGGTGGAACCCGGAGCAGGCGCGCGCCGCAAAACAGAGTCCAGATATGGCGGTACGGGGTGGTCTAGTGGCTTTACCACCTGACGACGACGACCGGTCAAGAAAAGCCGACTTGGGCGGTCAAGCCGCTTTACCGGAACCGGTAAAGCCACTAGACACACCAAACTCATTAAACTCAAAAAGAGAATTAGAGATTGATTCTCTCTGGTCCCAGGCCCTACGGGTGCTGCGTGCCCGCCTGCTCCCGCTGACCTACGAGGACTGGATCGCCACCGCCCGGCTCGAGGCTTCGACCGGTGACGGTTCGACTTTGGCTCACCGTGCCGAACCGTCGGCAGGCGCGGGCGATGCCCTTCCGGGGGGCGTGCGCCTCGTCTTCCGCCGGGCCGAGGCCCCCAACACGCGCGCCTGGCTGGAAACCCACCTGGCCCCGCTCCTGCGCGAGGCCCTGGCCCCTTACCCTATCGAGTTCGGCTTCACCCACCCTTTCACAGGAGAATAACCATGACCCCTCACCCCCTCGTCCCCCGCCCGGTGCTCGTCGAGCTGAGCTGCGGCCACGCCGTCACGCTCGACCTCCCGCCCGAGATCGACCCCGGCCCGGGCTACACCCTGCACTGCTACGCCTGCGGCCACGCCGTGCAGGTCGTCAGCCTCACGCCCCAGGCCGACGCGTCCCCCGGACCGCTGGCCCCAGCGGGCCATCCGGGGGACCTCGTCGGGCAGACCCCCATTCTGCACCACGGAGACACCCCATGAAACGTCGCCTGCCTTCTGCCCTGAGCCTGTCGAAGGGCCGCCTCGCGCCGCGGCCTTCTGTCCCCCTCCCCCACTGGCTGGGCGAGGCCCTCATCACCTGCGCCCAGTTCCTGTTCGAGCAGGGTGCCCTGGAAATGCTCGCCCTCCAAGGCCGCGCCCTGCTGACCACCGACGTCCCCCTCGACCTCGGCCCCGGGCGCTGGCTCCTGGTGCGCTTCCCCTCGCCGGCTTGGGAAACCGAGCCCCACCTCCTGGTGCTGCTCGCCCCGCGCGACGCGCCCGAGACCCCGCCGGAGACGGAGCACGTCCCCTTCTAACCGCGCTCGACTCATGTCCGCGGACACCCGCCTTGGCCCTTCACCCGTGTCCCCTTGAAAGGAGACCCCCATGCCCGAAACCGCCCCCCAACCGCTCCCGCTGCGCCAGCTCGCCAACAACCCCTGGCAGCTGTGGCCGCTGGAGCCCGAGCACGTCGCCGACCTGGCCGCCGAGGTCGCCGCCGGCGCGCCCCTGCCGGCCATCGTCGTCCGGCCCGACCCGCAGGCCAAGGGCCGCTACCAGATTGCCGTCGGCCACCACCGCGTCGCCGCCCGCCTGCAGCTCCACCTCCCCGACGTCCCGGCCGAGGTGCGCGACCTGACCGATCTCGAGATGGCGCGCCTGGCCATCGCCGAGAACTTCAAGCGCCGCGTCCCCTCCGCCATCGACAAGGCCCACGCCCTGCAGCGCCTGACCGGCGCCCCGTTCCACCTCTCCCAGGCCCAGGCCGCCGAGCAGCTCGGCTACGCCAACAAGGCGACCGTCTCGCACCTGCAGCGCCTGCTCAGCCTGCCCGCCCCCATCCAGGCCCACGTCCACTCGGGTGCCCTGCCCGAGCGCCTGGCGCGCGGCCTGGTGAGCGTGGCGCGCTCGCTGCCCCAGGTCGCCCTGGCCGTCGCCGACCAGGTCGCCAAGAGCGACGCGAAAGAGTCGACCTTCGACGACGTGCTCGCCGAGGCCGTGCGCAAGCATGGCCGCCCCATGTGGGACGCGCCCTGGCGCCAGGGCCGGGGGGACAAGGCCGACTTCACCGGCCCGACCACCTACGTCGCCGACGTGGCGCAGAAGCTCGGCCTGACCACCCTCCCGGCCTGCAAGGGCTGCGAGTTCAACCTGGGCGACCACGACTGCGCCCGCCCGGCCTGCTTCGACGCCAAGGTCGTTGCCTGGCGCTGGGCCGAGGTGGAGAAGGCGGCCAAGGCGCTGGGCATCACGCTGGCCGCGCCCGGCGAGGCCGTGAAGCCAATCTACCTCGGCGGCCTCGCCGACCAGAAGAAGCTGGCCGAAGCTGCGCTCAAGTCCAAAGACGTGTACACGCGCGAGCACCTGCGCCTGGTGGCCGCGACCGGCAAGGTCAGCCACTACGACTCCGACGCCCGCGCGCGCGCCGACCTGCTCGGCTCCTCGTTCGCCGCCCTGGCCACCACCGACTGGCCCGCGCTCAAGAAAGCCCTGCCCGCCGCGGTGACCGCCAAGCCCGCGCCGAAGCCGGAGAAGAAACCCCTGACGCCCGCCGAGCGCGACAAGAAGTGGCAGGCCCAGCAGGCCGAGCACAAAGCCGAGCAGGCCGAGCTGACGCGCCTGGTCACGGTGGCCGCCGAGGTGCTCGCGCCGCTCCTGCCCGACCACGAGCGCCTGCTGCAACTGCTGCTGGATGCGTGGGAGTGGGAGAAGGGGCCGGCCAAGGCCAAGAGCCTGAAAGCGAAGAAGGTCGCGGTCATGGTGGAACTGATCGAAAAGAACGGCGTGGACCTGCTGGACGGTGAGCACGCCCAGAAGTGGAACGCCGACCCGGAGAGCCACCGCGCCGCCCTGGTCGCGCTGCTCGGCCTGTTCAAGAAGCCCGTCCCTTCGGCGCTCGCCGCGCCGCCCGAGCTGAAACTGGACGCCCGGACGGAGGCGCGCATCGCTTTAGAGCGGCAGCGCATGCCGAAGGTGGGAGTGGCGAAGCCGATCAAGCACGACCCCCATAAGTTCGTCCACCTCGCAACGAAGACCAGGAAGGCGAAGCCTGCCCGCCCGACGAAGAAGGCCAAGCCCGCCCGCCGCGGCAGAAAGGCGAAGAAGACATGATGCCCTTGCCCTGGTCCCTCCACCTGCTCGCCAGCCCGGCCCTGACGATCACCGTCACCGAGCACGTCCCGCGCCCGTGGCGCGAGCGCCTCCTCACCTGGCCCTGGCGCCCCTGGCAGGCGCTGCGCACGGTCACGCACACCGAGCCGAACCCCGCCGTCTTGTGGATCGGAAACACCGTCGTCGGCCATCCGGCCACGCTCCGGAAGTTTCTCACCGCCCGCTATGGCGCGCAGCTGCGCGCCGAAGGGAGACTCAACTGATGCGCAAATTCCTGATCGGAGTTGAACTGTTGCTCGTGGGGGTGGAGCTCGCCGCCCGGCGTCACTGGGCGCTGCTGCTCATGGCGCTCGTCCTCGCCGGGCTGGTGTTCCTCTACGCAAAATGACGAAGCCCTGCAAGCCCCCCGGATCGCCGGCTCTGGCGAGCCGTCCGGGGGGCAAGCGCTGCGCCTGCCAACGCCTGGGCTACGTGCGCCCCGCGTGCGTGCGCGGCCTCACCGGCTGGCTGGATGCCGACGGCCAGCGCCGCTTCGACGCGCTCGCCTGCGAGCTGGACAGCCGCCAGTTCCTTGACCCCGTGCCCGCGCCCCCCGCCGAGAAGGGGAACCACCGGAAGGGCAAGCGCTGCGTGGACTGCGGCGACCTCATCTCGGACTACGCGCGCGACCGCTGCCGCAGGCACGCCGCCATGGCCAACGGCGCGAAGTCCAGGGGCGGGCCGCGCAACGAAGCCTGGGCGCGCCGGTCCCGATTTCCCGTACGGAAAATCGTCGCGAAAAGGCGGGCGCGATGAATGGGCGCGACGTCCTGCTCGCGCTGCTGCTGGCCTGGTTCTGCTGCACCTGGCTGGCGGCCGGGGGGCTGTGGCTCGTGTGGGTGGCGCTGCGCGCGCGCCACGGCCCCGTGGACGAGGGCGTGGAGGTCACCGAGATCGGCGAGAAGATCGTGATCGTCTCGCGCTTCGAGTCCCCCGGATGACCGGCCAGGTCAGCCGTCCGGGGGACGCGTAGGCTCAGAGCGCGGCGATGAGCGCGGCCTGCTCGTCCTCGGTGAGCGGCAGGTCTTCGACGTCGGGGCCGGTGTAGGCGGCCTGGCGCGCGGCGGGTGACGCGGCCACGTGGGCCAGCCCGGCGCGGATGACCACGCTCCAGAAGTCGCTGCCGAAGACGGCGCGGAAAAGGTCGATCACCTTCTGGTTGATGCGCGGGGCGAAGTTGTGATGCGCCGCTGTGGGTGGCTGGGTGAACGGCGGAACGGTGGCGGGCGGGGTGACGCCGGGCCGCCAGGCCTGGACGACGGCGAAGTAGGAGATGTTGCCGATCTCGGTCAGGCCGAGCGAGTGGACAAAGTTCTCGAAGACTTGCCAGGCCTGCGCATCGAGCGGCAGGCCGGAGTGGCCGAGGGGGATGACGGCGCCAAAGTAGTCGGGGACTTTCCAGGGTGCGGTCACGGGTGATCCTCCTCTCAGCGCAGGTAGAACCCGTGGATTTGAATCGGGTTGCTGATCGACCCGGTGAAGTTCGACATGAAGAACAGCAGGCCCTTGTCGCTCGAGCTGCCCCCGGCGTCGCGCACGGCGGCGAGGGCCGTGGTCGTGCCGTTGTCAATCACCCCGCTGCCCACGATCAGGTCCAGGCTCCCGAGCGTGGGCATCGGCAGCGTGAAGTTGATGAACGTCCTCACCCCGCTGGCGGTCAGCGAGAGTCCGGCGATCGCCAACTGGTAGAACACCACGCCGCCGATCTGCGCGTACTTCGCGTTGGCGAACGCGGGCGTCCCGGTGAGGTTGCTGCTCGCGTCGGTCGTCGGCGTCCATTCCCCGCGCTCGACCGCCAAAGGCCGCGCCCCCGCCAGCGCGTCCAGCAGCCGCCCCAGCTCGCGCCGCGCCCCCGCGTCGGCCAGCCGCTCGATCAACTCTGAAGGTAATGGCATCCGGCCTCCTGCCTTCCGACTTCCGACTTCGGACTTCGGACTTCCGACTTCCGACTTCGGACTTCCTACCCGCCCCGCCCCACCCGCGCCCGGTTGATCCGGTAGGCCGTCTCGTCGTCCACCAGGTCCCCCGAGCCCAGGCTCAGGAACGTATACGGCCGCCCCGGAAAGGCCTTCTCCACCGCCGCCTGATCCGCCCGGTCGCGCTCGCGCTGCTGCAGCGTGCGGTTGTGCCAGTAGTCCCCGTTCACGGCCACGATCGTCAGCCGCCCGAAGGCCGTCAGCACGAAGTCGAGCACCTGCCCGCCCGGCTGGAAGCCCCCGAAGATCGGGACCTGAAAATCAATCTCCGCGTCCGTCCACCCCAGCCGCCGCAGTGTGCGGTACTCGCGGTCTTCCAGGTCGCTCGCCGACTGCCCCTGCACCGTGAACGGCCCGGCCCGCGCCACCTCGCGCCGCTCGCGCAAAATGCTCGGCCCGTGCGGCAGCGGCCGCCGCTCCGCCGCCCGTACCCGCGGCCGGTCGAACAGCCCGGCCGAGCCATAGCCCGGGGCTGAGCCTGCCGAAGCCTTGCGCCTCGGCGCCTTCCCATAACTCCCCGACTTCGAACTTCGGACTTCGGACTTTTTCACGTCTGCTTGAACGTCAGGCTCCCCTGATACTCCGTCTCCTCCGGGTTCCACTTCGTCGGCACCAGCGAGACCGGGTCAATGTGCCCGCGCACGTTGTCGAAGGCCGGATATTTCGAGCGCATCAGCAGCGGCGTGGCGTCCTCCTGCCAGGCCTGCAGCTGCGCGATCACGCTCTGCGCGTGCGCCGCGCTCTCCCCGCCCGAGAGCAGCATCGGCTTCTCCAGCAGGCGCAGGTCGATCACGTAGTCGTAGAGCACCTCGTTCATCACGTTCAGGCGCGCCTCCCACTCGTTCAGCACCGCCGGCGTCTTCGCGTCCTCGGTCAGCAGCCGCAGCCGGAAGCGCACCCGCCGCCCGGTCACGTTCCCGTCGCCCACCGCCAGCAGCTGGTACGGGCTGGTGGTCGCGTCCACCGCGAAGCGCAGCCAGGCCGAGGTGTCCCCGGCCGCGTCCACCTGGTAGTCCACCTCCACCCAGCGCCGCGGGCTGGCCGCCGTCAGGTTGCGCGTGAAGAGCCGCAGCTCGTCGAAATAGTGATCCAGCTCGGGCGTGTCCTGGTCCACCCAGGCCGTCGTCAGCGCGCCCTCCCAGGCGTAGAGCATCTGGTCGTCGTTGAGCGGGTTCTGCGCCGAGTTGGGCATCACCAGGTACATGATCTCGTCGCACTCGCTGAACCACAGCTTGTTGGCGACGAGCGGGAGGGACTGGTAGAACAGCGACAGGATGCGCCGGCTCTTCCAGTCCGTGCGATACAGCTCGTGCCAGTCCCCGCCCGGCGCCGTCGTCGCCAGCAGCGCCGAGAAGCGCCCCTTGGTCTGGCTCTCCACGTTCTCGAAGCCCGCGTCCCAGGCCACGAAGCCGTACTGCAAGACCGGCAGGAAGTCGGCCACCCGCCCGCGCCGGCTGGGCGGCATGCCCTCCTGGCGGTTCGGCCCGATGTCGTCCACCGTGCGCCCGAACAATCTCTCGAACCCGTCCAGGAAGGGGAAATACAGCTGGGTGTTCCAGCCGCGCACCCCGACCCCGTTGTTCAAATCGCGCGCGGTGTTGATCGGCACGGGGATGAGCGTGGCGATCCCGTTCTTGATGACGCGCACCTCGTCTTCCTTGGTGATATAGACGTCCTCGTGCACCGTCAGCCCCGTCACGAGCGTGCCCACGTCGCCCACCGGCTTGCCCGCCTCGAAGGTCAGGTTCGTGGGCCAGGCCACCTGCTCGGCGCGGTTCCACTTCACCAGCGCGTTGCTGGCGTGGTACAGGTAGACCTTCTCGCCCTCCTGGAAGACCTCGATGAAGTCGCACTTGTTCGTTCCGTCCGGTTCTGACTCCAGGGTCCAGACCCCGGCGAGGTTGGACTCGCGAAAGTGCCTCATCACCGCCGCGTTCCCGCAGGCAAAATACACGATGTTGTTCATCACCGCCACGTCGGTCACGCCCCCGAGCAGCGTGTCCACCTGCGTCCACTCGTCGCTCCCCAGGATCGCGTACTCCGTGCCGCCGGCGCCCGGGGCGGGAGTCGAGGGCCAGTTGCCCTGCAGCGTCAGCTCCGTGGCCGTGTTCGACGTGATCTTGCGCGCCTGGCCCAGCAGGGCGCTGCCGACCGGGCCGGTGATCTGCGCCACGCACCCCGCCCAGGCGTCGGTCGTCCAGGCCTTGGTCGTGTCCACGATCTTCCCGGCCGCCTGCGTGCCCGTGCACACCCCCCGGTCGCCGTTGCGCAGCACCTGCGTGGTCGAGGCCAGGTACAGTTGGCGCTGGTACTCGAAGAAGAAGCGCTTGACGTCGTCGTTGCCGGTCTGCGCCCCGCCCTGGATCGAGTTGGTGATGCGCATGAAGAGCGCCGGCTTGTCGCCCGCCACCCCGCTCCAGGTCGTCCCGTCCGTGGACTGGTAGGCCGTCGGGGCGCTGCCCGAGACCATCAGCCCCCACAACACTTCCCAGTGGTTGGCGGCCGTCCCCGTCCCGTTCTTGTCGCCGATCGAGATCCAGTATTTCGTCCCGGCCACGATCGTCTGCGTGCTCGGGAACTTGAAGGGGAAGACGCGGCTGAGCCAGTCGTACACGTACTGGCCGGCGTATTCGGGGAAGGCCCCGTAGGGCAGCTCGCCCGAAGCGACCACCGCCCCCGGCGTGCCCGCGCTGTCCGAGCGCAGCGACATGATCAGCGGCCCGGCCGGCTGGCCCACGCGCCGCACGATCAGCCGCACCGCGAAGATCTGCGTCAGGCTCGCCACGGCCGTGAAGTCGTCGGCCACGAAGCGCGTCCCGCCCGTGAGCGTCACCCAGCGCATCGTCGTGATCGGGTTGCGGCCCGAGTCCAGGTCCCCCGGCCACGCCCCGTACCTTCTCAAATTTCCGGCCGGCCCGTTCCCGAAGCGCGCCAGCGGCGCCGGGAGCACCTGCCCGGGCGTCATCGTCCAGGCAAAGGCCGAATCGTAGAAGCGGCTCTGGTCGGTCGCGTGGCGCGCGTTCCCGCGCCCGCCCGTCCAGTCGTTGGCCTGCACCGCCTTGCGCTCCACCCCCGGCCCCCTCGGCAGCCGCCGGATCGCCCCCGGCACCGGGCCGGCCGCGCCCCCGGCCAGGAGCCCCAGCGGCGGGTTGACCCCGTCGTCGAGCGTCAGGTCGTAGCCCGGCTGGTCGCCCGTCAGCGTGCTCCCCGGCCCGCCCAGCGTGTAGGTGATCACCAGCTTCGGGCGCAGGCTCGGGTTGGGCACGTAGTCGCTGTCGTGCCAGAAGTGCGAGTCGTCCGTTTCGACGTCCGCCTTGAGCAGCAGCCCGTTGTTCGCGAACGCCCCCGAGACCCAGTCCTGCACCGCCGCCGCCGTCAGCCCGAAGGCGTGCGCCGTCCCGGGCGCGTCCGCCGCCGGCACCGAGATCGAGCCGATGTCCGTCTGCTCGCAGTCGTTCGCCCCGAAGCCGCCCGCCGTCTGCCAGGCCTGCCCGGCCGACCACTCGTTCCAGCTCGCGTCGTCCAGCTTCCAGGCGCGCTTCACGCGGAAGACCCGGAAGAGGCGCGCGGCGCTGGCAAAATTGAGTTGCAGGTACAGCGAGAGCGTGGCCGAGACGATCTGCGCGCCGGCCGGCAGCCCGGCCAGCGAGAAGTCGATCAGCGTGCGCAGTTTCTCCGTGCCCCCCGCGCCCGCGCCGCCTCCCAGCATCCCCTCCCCGGCGAAGTTCACGGTCGGGAAGAGCGAGTCGAGATAGGTGTCCACCGCCTCCGGACCCGTCTGCAGCGTCAGCGTGTAGATCGTCGTCATCGCCTACGGCCTTCGGCCTTCGGACTTCGGACTTCGGACTTCGGACTTCATGGCAGCACCGGAAACCTTGGCGCCGTGGCCACCGGGTGCCGCCGCCGCCCCTGCGCCAGGCGCAGCGTCAGGTTGTTCAGCAGCGCGGTCAGGTCGCGCTCGTCCGCGCCCGGCCCCTCCAGCCGCCACCGGGCCAGCTTCTCCGCCGCCGCCAGCCCCAGCCAGTCCGGCGAGACGTAGTCGCTGATCGCGTCCGCGTCCGCCGCCACGGCCGCGTGCGGCGCGTTGTAGACCAGCTTGATCGTGTAGCCCACGCGCGGCTGCTCGGGGAAGGACAGCACCCCCACGGAGGTGGCCGGCCCGGGCTCCACGCGCACGCGCAGCTGCCGCTCCCAGCCCCCGGTCTGCGTGGGCGTCGTCGAGCGCGCCAGCCACACCTGGCGCAGGTCGCGCTTGGCCGCCACGGGCACGTTGTACTGCAGCTGGTTGGCGAGCGTGGTCTGGCTGATGTCCAGCGTCCCCACGTCGCCCAGCTCGGCCAGCGCCTCGTTCACCTTGCCGCTCAGCAGCTCGCGCGGGTAGCGCCGCGTCATCACCCCGTAGCGCGCCCCCTGCGCGGGCGTGTCCGCCAGCGCCGCCGCCAGCGTGAGCGTCCCGGTCGCCCCGGTGTAATCCGCCACCAGGCGCGCGCCGCGGTTGACGGCCGTCGCCGGCTGATAGAGCAGCGTCCCGCCGTTGAAGAAGTCGTCGTCCGTGAAGCCGCGCACCACCAGCTGGCTGTCCACCAGCGTCGTATTGCCGCCCGAGGCCGCCGACGTCACGCCTTCCTGGAGGGCCTCCAGCGCCCGCGCGGTTTGTAAGAGAACGTCAAAGAGCGTGGTCATAGGTCTAGTGAGCCTCCTGAGCCGGTGAGCGTGCCGAACCGTGAGCCCGTCGAAGGGTCGAAGGGTCGAACGGTCGAAGGGTCAGCCGACTCCCAGCATGGGCAGCCGGCTGGCCACCGGGCCGCCGCCCACGGGCGCGTCCCCGACCAGCAGGTAGCCCACGAAACTTTGCGCAGGATCGGCGTCGTCCATGATGAACGTCACCCCGCCCGCGTCCACGGTCTTCACGTCCATCAGCCCCTCAATGGCCGAGGCCGTCGAGATGTTGGCGTACACAGCGTCGAACTCCAACGCCGTCGTCACCTCCGAATCGGCCACGGCGTGTTCGTCGAGGTGCGCCTGCGCGTTGCGTTGCGTTGCGCCCGAAAAAGCGCCGACGCTCAGCTCGTCGTGGTCTTGCACCACGTCCTGTGTGCTTTCCGCTTTACAGTGCGAGATCAACAAGCCGCCCTTCGGCGCAAACGGCAGCCCCGAAACCACGATGTCGGTCACGGTGTCCGTCTGCGTCAGCACGCTCCCGACGGCGTACTGGCCGCCCTTGAGCGCCAGGTAGTGATAGCGCCGCGAGCCGGCGCCGTTCTCCAGCCAGTTCACCCGGAAGCCGTTGCTCAGGAACGATACGAAATCCGCGCGGTCACCCAACGCGACTCCGCCGCTGGGGTCGAACGTCGCCAGGCATTCGAGGTCGTGGCAGTACGACTCGGTGTCCATAGTCGCACTGCCGTCGTCCGACATCCCGTACCAGACGATGCGCTGCGAGGACGAGACCGCCAGGCCGAACATCAGCATCTGGTTCGTGCCGCCGCTCGGCGGATCAACGGCGCGTCCCACGCTGAAAAACAGAACGCAGTCCGGCTGGAAGGCGAGCGCCGTGATGTCCTGATTGCCGGTGGTCGGCGTGGTCGGGCCCGTCCAGTGTCCGGTCGCCGCGTTCGTCAGGTCGTCGCCGCCCAGCGCCAGAAAGCCCACCCGCTGGTCGCGTGGGAAAGCGTCGTCAATGACGAGCGTGAAGCCATCCGAGTCGAATGACTGCAAGTCGAGCGCGCCGTCCAGCACGCCGGGAATGGTGCAGGAAACGATGACCGCCGCATCGCTGTGATAGTGGCCGGCATCCGCGGCTGCGTTTGCGTCCAGGCTGTTGGCGCAGCAGGCGCGCCGGTCGGCGGTGCCCGCGCAGAAGCCGAAGCCGGAGAAATGGCTGGCGCGCCCCACGGCGTCCACGCTGCCCGAGCGCCCGACGTAGTCGAAAACCACGGCCTTCGGCTGGAAGCCTAACCCGGAGACCACCACGGTGTTGCCGGCCGCCGCCGTCGTGGTGGTCAGGTGTCCGGCGTAGGCGCTGAGAGACATCGCGTCAGATGCCCAGGCGCGCCCGTACTAACTCGGGTGTGTTGTAGAACGTCGCGCCCGTCTCGGCCAGGATCAAGACCTGCTCGAACTGGAAGATAATGCGGTGTTTCACCGCATCCGTGCCCGTGACCTGCGCCGCGAGCAGGTCGAACTCGGCCGCCTCAGCGGCATCCATGGCGTAATACGCCTTGATCTGGGCCACCGTGCGCGGCCCAAAGGCGATCTCGTAGCAGGCCGCCGTGAACTCGTGCACGGGGATCTTGCGTCGTGGTTCGGGGAGCACACCCATGAGACGTTCGATGAGAGCCACGCCAGCCTCCTACTTGAACAGCACCGTGCAAACAATCTCGCTCGCCGCGACTGCGCCCGTGTCGGCGTCGGCCACGCCCGTGGTCAGCGCCAGCGCGATCCCCGTCGCGAACGCGATCCCCATCCCGCCCGTGTCCAGCACGAACCCGGCCCCGGCCGTGTTGCCCGGGATCGGCAGCGTCAGCACGGGCGTGTCCGTCCCCACCGTCGGCGCGCTGGCCTTGTTGTACAGCTTCAGGTAGCGCACGGCCGCGTTCAGGTTGTGGGCGTAGATCGCGTACACCTGCCCGGCGCTGGCCTTCACGCTCGTCGCGTTCGTCGTCGCCGCCGAGATGAGTGAACGCCCCGACCCCGGCCCGATCGTCAGCCCGCCCGTCGTCTCCGGCTCGGGGTTCACGCGCCCGATCAGATTTGTGCCGGTCGGGATCGCGCTCGCCAGGTCCACGTTGCCAATGTTGTTGTCCCCCGCCGCAATCGTGAGCACGTCCACGTCGCCGATGTTATTGCCACCCGCCGGCAGCGCGCCCACCGTCACCGTCGCCGGGGCCGCGCCCAGGTTCACGTCCAGCCGCCCGCCCACCAGCGCCGAGGGCAGCAGCGCGATCAGCGACGTCAGCCGTTGCGCGATGCGCTGCAAGCGGCCATTCAGCCCGCTCGAGGCCGTGTCCGTCCCCGGCGCCGTCTCGGTCAGCGCGCCCGTCTTCGTGTCGAAGTCTGATTCGGTGAGCCGCGTCCCCAGCGTCGTCTCCGTCGCCGCCCCCGTGGGCAGCGGGAGCGAAGCCGCCGAGACTGCCTGCGTCGCCGGAAAATTGTCGACGTTGCGGTGCGGCGTGTGCACCCCGGCCGTGTCGGTCGTCTTGACGACCTGCGTCGCCCCGCTGGAGTCCTTGACGGAAATATTATTGGCCACGCTTCACTCCCTCCAGCCGCACGTGCACGTCGAAGGCCAGCAGGTGCAGCGACCAGCGCCCGGCCGAAAACCACGCCCTGAGCCGTGAGCTTGTCGAACGGTCGAAGGGCCGACTGCGGACTGACGACTGTGGACTGACGACTGTGGACTGACGACTGACGACTGAAAACCAGAAGCGCCGCACCCGCCACGACCTGCGCGCGTTCCGCAGCCACAGCGGATCGAACCACAGCGCCAGCGCCACCGTAAAGAGTCTCATCGCCTGCCTCGCTCCGCGGCTACAGCCCGCTCGTCACCAGCATGTGGGCCGAGTCCATCAGCTCGTCGCCCCAGAAGTGCTCCCCGATGTTGTTGTCCGCCGTCTGCGCCGCCACGTCGCCGAGCTGGTTGTTGGCCAGGTCTTCGAGGTCGCCCAGCACGTCGCTGTATTCGAAGGTGATCGTGTCGTTGGGGTCGGGGAGCGGATCCAGGCCGTGCGTGAAGACGTAGTGCACGATCGCCTGATCCGCCTGGCGCGTCCCGCTCAGGATCACGTACGCCACGCTGTTGACCTTGATCGTCGTGCCGGTGATGTAATCGCTCGTGTCGGAGTTGACCGGCTCGGAGAACGTCGCCCGCAGCGTCAGGCTCGTCACGTCGCCCACCTCGCTCGCCTGGTAGGTGGGCGGCAGCACGTCCCCCCCGCCCCCGGCCCGCCCGCGCAGCGCCAGATACAGCCGGTGCAGCCGCAGGTGCATCAGAAGCCCCCGTACTGGAATTGCAGGTTGGCCGTCGCCGCCTCCTCGATCACCTTCTCCTGCCCGCCCACGGCCAGCGGGAAGATCACCGGCGGGTCCCCGGCCTTGATCTGGAAGCCGACCGTCGTGCTCGGCGTCGTCCCGTCCAGCGTCAGGCGCACGTTCTGCGTCAGCGCCTGGATCATGACCTGCGTCACGCCCGCCGACGGCCGCGCCAGCAACTGCGCCGTCGCAATCGCCAGCCCGCTATTGTGCGCCCCCAGCGGCCGGAAAGTCAGTTCCGCTGTGCCGCTCATCTACCGCACCGCCTGGATATACGCGCGCGTGTCGCTCATGACTTCGGACTTCGGACTTCCGACTTCCGACTGCCTTCTGCCCTACCCAAACAGCGCGTCCCCGGCCGCCTGCAAGTCCACCTCCGGGATCGCCTTCGTCCACAGCGCCCCGCCCAGCAGCCAGCCGCTGTGAACCTGCGAGGGGGTGGTGACGGAGGCCCCGATGCAGCAGACCGTGGCCGCCAGTGTCCCGGCCCACGTGCCCAGGCTGGTCTGCGTGCTGCCGATCTGCATCCCGCGCGCGCCGTCCGTCGGCGAGCGTTTCCAGAGCTTGAGCTGGTCGGCGGCCTTGCTCACCGTCATCAGCAGCAAAAACCAGTCGAGGTCGGTGATGCCGGAGACCACGGCCTGCTTGAGGGCTCCGCCCGCCCGGTAAGCCCCGACGAGTTGAGCGGAATTATTCTTCAGGAGCGTGAGTTCGTTGTTGGCGTCCACCGCGAAGCGGGCGAGGGTGTGATTGTTGCCGTCGCCCCAGATCGTGCTGTTCAGCATCTTCACCAGGATCGCCAGCGTTACCTCTTCGCTGTTGAAGTCGGCCGCCAGCCCGGCGCTGTACACGTTCGCGTACCCCGCCGCGCCGTCGAAGAGCGCGCTCGACGTGTTGCGGTGGCCGGGCTGGTTGAGCGTCACCCCCGACCCGCTGTACACGCCGTGGTTCTGCCGCCGCGAGCGGTCCTTGACCTGCGCCAGGCCGTTGTCGTTCAGCATCCACAGCCCGATCTGCTGCTGCGGGTAGAGCATCGAGAGCACGTCCAGCACCTGCGGCGGGCGCAGCGCCGGCGCCCCGCCCCGCCCGCGTGTTCGAGTTGTCATGAGTGTCTCCTTCGCAAGATCAGCCAGGCCGCCAGCATGAAGGCGCCAATCAGCAGGCAAGCCCCCGCGATGACGAGCCAGTTCACCCCGTCGCCTTCGGCTTCGCTTTCGCCGTCTCGCGGCGAGACTTCGCCTTCGGCTTGACTCCCGACTTCGGACTTCCGACTTCGGACTTCGGACTCGCTCCGCGGACTTCGGACTTCGGACTTCCGACTTCGGACTTCCGCCACGGCATCTCCGGCACCGTCACGGCCACCGGCCCCCCCAGCGCCTCGACCGTGTAGCCGGGGAAGTCCTTCTGGAACGTCTCGATCACCTGCGCCGGCGTGCGCCCGAGCTTCGCGTCCACGCTGTGCTCGTCCACCACCGCCTGCGAGTTGTGGAACATCACCCCCAGCGTCTTGCCCTCGTAGCCCGGCTGCGGGGCCACCACCAGATGACGTGGCATGTTGTGCTCCTATGGCAAAGCGCCCGGTCAATCCGCAGATTTCGCAGACAGCCGCAGAATTTCTTCTGCGAAAATCTGCGTCATCTGCGGATCGATCCCGAGTGCTGTGATCCGGCGCTTACGCCGCGATATCGCGCTGCGCGCCGGAGACGATCCCGGCCGTCACCGTCGCGGACAGCCCCGTGGCCGCCCCCGCCACGCGGTTCAGGCGCAGGTAGGCTTTCTTGCTCTGCACCCTCCGGAAGTAGCGCCCCACGGCCGTGATCTGCGGGAAGGTCGTATTGTCGGTGTAGCCGCTCCCCTCGGTGTCGGACTCCTGGACCTTGAAGTCCAACGTCCGGCCGGTCGTCGAGCCGGCCAGCGCCGTCACCACGATCTCGATCGGCACCCCGTCCGCCGCCGTCTCCTTGATGTTCACGCTGGAGCTATCGCCGCTCGTGGTCAGGGTGGCCGTACTGTGGAACAACAGGTTAGCGTCTAACATGGTTGGCTCCTGAGCTTGTCGAATCCTGAGCTCGTCGAAGGACTACACGAACTTCACGCCGGCGACCCGGACGATCGAGAAGTTCTGGCTGAAGTTCTTCAGCCCGATCGCCCAGTCCATCCGGCGCAGATATCCGGGCGTGGCTTCCTTCTCGCCGCCGCCCAGCGGGTCGTACGGCTCCGGCGAAGTGCCGCCCAGTTGGATCCCGTTCAGCCCGGTCTCGTCGCCCATCTTCACCCCGTAGATGGACGTGCCCACCGCGTCCGTGCCCTCGGTCGTCAGGATGATCTCCGTCGCCAGGTCCTGCTTGAGGCCCACGTCGGCGATCTTGCCGCCCGCGAAGACCTCCCAGGTGCGCTCGTAGTTATCCTGGGTCGTGTCCAGCAGCGCCAGGCGCCGCAGCGTCTGCCCGAAGCCGATCTTGGCCGTCTCGTTGCAGACCCACATGTCCACCTCGCCCCCGATGTAGGTCTTGGCCTTGTGCAGCGCGTCGATGAACTTGTTCTCGTTCGCCGCCGACGCCAGCACGTCCAGCGTCACCCCGCCCGACTCCAGGTTGATCGTGTAGCGCGCGGGCATGTTGCTGACGCGCTTCTTCAGGCCCTCGAACCCGTCCGGGTCCACCCCGTGGTCGCCGTTGATGAAGTCGTTGTTGTACGACCGCGTGACCGACTCGGTCAGCATCTGCGTCTGGAGGGTGAGCTGGTCGACGAAGAGCGCCTCGACCTTGGTGAAGATGCGGTCGATGCCCACGTCGCCGCCGTAGATCGAGAGCGTCTCTTCCACGTTCTCGGTCGTGCCCGTCGCCTCGGTGTAACCGGCGTTGAGCTTGCGCTTCCCCGTCGCGGGGAGGGACTGCCACCGTAAGCCGACGACGCGCAAGCCCGACACGTCGGCGAACGGCACCAGCTGAAGCAGCTTCGACTGGCGCAGCAGGTCCTGGATGACCATCGTCGCGTACGCCGTCTTGGCCGTCTTCAGCAGTTCGTTCAGTGTGACTGCCATAGGAAACTCCTGGTCGCGCTCTCACGCATCGGTCGCAGCGACCGCTGCGCACGAGTCAGCGCGCGCCGCCCTTCATGGCGGCCCGCACTTCCGTCTTGAGCAGCTCCGAGCGCGGCTTCTTGGATAGGTCGGTTTTGGCCGGGCCTCCGCCCGGCGTCAGCCCCGGCATGCGCGCCGGGTTGGGTGCTTTGGCCAGGCGGTTGATCTTCTTCTGCCCGGCCAGTCGGATGGATTGGAAATACGCCTGGGGAGAGTCGGTCTTGATCTCGTCCGCCTCGGGGTCGTCGGCGCTCAGCCCGTACTCCTCGGCGATGGCGTACCCCCGCGCCGTCACCGCGTCAAGGCCTGAGCTTGTCGAAGGGTCGCCGTCGTCGGGCGCGCTCCCCTCCACACTCGACGCTCCACGCTCCACGTCTTGCCCGTTCCCGCCTGTCAGCAATCCCTGCTTGGCCAGCGCCTTCAGGAACTCGGCCTGCTTGTCGGGCGGGATCACCACCCCGCTCGCCCGGGCCGCTTCCAGCGCGCGCTCGGCGTTCTGCTGGGCCTGCAGCTGGCGGCTGATGGCCGCCGTCCGCTTGTCGAGCGTGCTCTGCCACCGGCGATTCTGCTCATCCAAAATCGCCGCCAGCTCGGCGCGCGTCACGACCGCGGGCGGTGTCTGCGCGGCTGGGGCGGCTCCGTCCTCCGGCGCCCCTTCCGGGGCGGCCTGGCTCGAAGCGGCCTCGGCGTCCGCGTCGGTCGAAGCCCCCGCTTCGCCGACCAGCGCCGCCGCGTCAAACGGCTTAAGACTCTTGTCGCTCATCTCCGTCTCCACGTCGCCCTCCGCTTGGAAGGGCGAAAAATAAAACCGGGGCCGCTCATCCGAAGATGTGCGACCCCGGTCTCATCGACTCTAACGGGTCGTCAGGGCAGGCTTACACGCCCGCAGGTATTAGTGTCCGACCACCGGCCCTCACCCTGGCCTCTTTATTCTGCGCGCTACCGTCGGTACGGCGTCATCTGCCCACACCCCGGCGAGGGTGAGGGGGGCACCCTCCCCGAGGCTGACTCAAGCATACGCCCATCGGGCGCGCTAGTCAATCCGTTACCCTCTGCGCCCATCTGCGAAATCTGCGGATCGCTCTTCAACCTCAGCGCCGTCGGCCCCTCCGCGGGCGGGTGGTCGGCCCAGTAGTCCAAATGCACCTGCTTGTCCACGAACCCCAGCGCCACGTGCGGGCTTTCAAAGCTCAGGTCCACGTAGTGCGGGATGCCCGCCTTGCGGCAGATCTCCCCGAAGTGCATATCCTCGCTTGGCATGTGCAGCGTGCCGTCCTCGCCCACGCGGTAGTTGTACCTGAAATACCACGGCCCCAGCCCCTGCCGGTCCAGCTCGTCGAACACCCAGCGCTGGATCGCGATCGCGCCCGTCCCCACCTGCGCCATCTCGTACAAGCCCGGCGGAAAGTTGGCCAGGTGGTGGATGTCCCCGTTCGCCCCCGCGCGGAAGGCGCACGCCTCGTACGGCTCCCCGCGCCGGAACATCAGCGGCGCCACCACCCCCACGTCGTGCGTGGCCAGGCGCTCGATCACGTCCGGCGGGTGGTCGTGGTCAATGTCCAGCATCACCAGCGTGTCCTTCGGCGCGCTCGTCAGTTGCTTGAAGATCACCGACAGCCCCATGCGCCGGACGTCGGTCCGCCCGTACTCGCACTCGATGCGCTGGTAGCCGGCCCGCGCGGCCCGGGTGGCCACGCGCTCGCGCACCATCCCCGCCAGGTCGTACTCGCAGCGCTCGCTCAGGAACGCCCACCAGACCCGCTTGGCCCGCATGATTGGCCCTTCTTCCCTTGGCCCTTGGCCCTTGATCTCATCTGTCATATAGACATCCTTCTATGTTACAATTAGGCGGGTGGAGGGGAGTCCCCCGGCTGCCCGGGACAAGGCTCGCCGACGGACTCCCCGGTTTCACAATAAACCCATTGCCGGCGCCCTGCGCCAAAACCGCGCGACCATCCTCCCCAGCGCGTAGCAATACAACTCCTCCGTCGGCATCGTGCCGTCTGCCGCCAACCACTGCCGCGTCAGTCCCTTGCGTTCCCCATACGCGAACATCGCGTGGGCAAACTCGTGCGTCACGATTTCATTTGTCAGGCCGCGCCTGAACAGATTGACACATCCGATGCAGCCCGGTCGCTTAGAGCTCTTGAAAGTCTGCATGGCGCCCCCCGTCCCGTTTGCGAAACCGCCCGTCCCCCAGGCTTTTCCCTCGGCTCTCAATGTAGTGAGCATGAGTTGCTTCGTCGCAAACACACGGCAGTACACGAAAAGACCGTGGCCCGCGCGCGGTCCACAATAGACACGCATCATCTCGCCCCCACCAATTGATCGTACGCCACCCCATACCTCGGCACCGCCGCCGCCGCCGGGCGCTCGGCCTGCTGCCCCACGAACATCGCCAACTGCCGCCCGCTCAGCCCCTTCGCCACCCCGGCCTGATACGCCGCCGCGATGCGCGGCATCATCAGCTGGAACTGCAGCGCCGGATCGTAGCGCTGCTCGACCGTGTAGCCGTAACCCACCCCCCGGTCGTGCAGTTGGAAGAGTCCGACGCTGTGCCCGGCGTCGCCCACCGCGCGCGGGTTGCCTTTCGACTCTGCCTTGATGAGAGCGAGAATGAACTCCGGCGGCACGCCCGCCTCGCCCCCGTACTGTGCCGCCATCTGCGCCCAGGCCATCACGCCCTCGGTGCCTCCCTGCGGCGTCGTCGCGTACGGGTTCGGCGCAATATTGTTGCCGCTCGGCGCGGCTACCGACTGCGGACTCACGACTTCGGACTGCCGACTGACCGTTGACTTCGGACTTCCCGACTTCGGACTTCCCGACTTCGGACTGACGACCGGCGGTGTCCCCGGATACGTCCACGGCGTCCCCGCCCCGTAGCTCAGCGCCTCCCCGCCCAGGTTCCCGCCATAGGCTAACACGTTCACCAGCCAGGCGTCAAAGTTGCCGCGCCCCCGCCCCCCGGTGGGGAGATCGGGGGCCCGCCCCGGCTGATTCCCCTGCTGCTCAAACTCTTGTTGCAGGAGCATGCGCGCCGCCGAGGGCAGCGGCTCGTCCGCGAACAGGTAGGCCGTCACCAGCAGCTGCATCTCCGGGCTGCCCAACACCTGCCGCCCCTGCTCCATCGGCGGCTCGCTCGTGGGGGCGGCCGTTTCGGGCGGTCCCTGTTCGGTAATATAGGGGGCCGAAACCGGGTGCGCCGCCAGCCACCCCCGCCGCCAGTCCCAATACTCCGCCAGCTCCGGGTGCTGCTGCACGAAGGCCGTGCGCGCGCTCACGTCGCTCTCGTCCAGGTAGGCCGCCTCGCGCGGGTGCTGCGCCTTCCACGTATCGCGCCAGTCCCAGTAGCGCTCCAGCTCCGGGAACTGCGCGCGGAACCCCTTGCGCAGCTGCTCCTCCGGGTGCTCGGCCTTGTAGGTGCGGTTCCAGTCCCAATAACTGACCAGCTCGGGATGCGCCTCCCGGAACGCCTTGCGCTCCTGGCCCCGCTCCGGCAGCGCGAAGTAGGCGTCCTGCACGGGGAAGATGCCGGGGTAGAGTCGGTCGCGCTCGGCCGTCTGCGCCACCTCCGGCAGGTTGAAGTACATCTCCTGCAAATCCCCGATCGTCGGGAAGAGCCGGTCCTTGGCCGTGTAGAACTCTTCCACCGCTGGCGGATAGGGCGTGTCCGTCGCGCGCGCGTGCTCCGGGATCTGGAAGTAAGCCGACTGTAACGCGCGCGTCCAGTCCATGTCGAAGCGCTCGCGCTGCGCGTAGAACTGCTCGGCCTCCTGCGCCACCTCCGGCGGGGCGAAGTCGAGCCTTTGGGGATCGCCCTCCACCGCGCGCGGCACGTACTGCCCCAGCGTGCGCGCCCAGGCCGCCAGCACCTCGACCGGGATCGCGTCGTAGCTGCGCGTCTCTTTGGACAGGAACCCCTCCGTGAAGTCGGCCCCGAAGGCCTGCGTCACCTGCCGCCGGTAGAGCGCCGGCAGCGCGTCGTAGCCCGTCCACACCTGGTCGATCAAAAAGTTTCGGACTCTTTCCTCGGGCTTGTCGTACAGCGCCAGGCGCGCCTCGTACTCCGGGTGCTGCTCGAAGAAGCGCCCCAGCGCCTGCGGGTCCCCGTCGTCCTGCGCCCGGTAAGCGGCCGAGAAGAGCTCGCCCAGCAGCCGCTGGCGCTCTTCGCCCTCCGGGAAGACCCCCGACGTCGTCCCGAAGATCATGCCCGTCAGCGTCCCGAACCCGCCCACCTGCGCCGCCCGCCGCTGCGCCGTCGCGAACACCTCCTGCGCGCCGCCGCGCTCGATCATCGCCGCCTGCGCCTGCTTCGGGGAAATGAGTCCTTCCGCCGCCATGTTCGCCAGCTCGCGGTCCACGCGGTAGTCCTCCCACTGGTCGAAGAGCGGCAGCCCGAAGTGCCGCCGCAGCCCGGCCTCCACGTTCACCCCGCCCGCCGGCCCGATCCCCAGCGCCGCCGTCAGCGCCTTGAGCTGCCGCGTCCCCGGCAGCGGCGCGATGCGCTCGGGCGTCCCGCGCGCCGCGTTCCAGGCCCACGTCAGCGGCAGGTGCGGCGAGACCACCAGGCTCGCGAGATCCACCCCGTCGAACTTCAGGTTCGCGTCGTCCGCCTGCGCCAGCTGCACCGCCCGCGCCCAGGCCGTCCCGGACTGCGTCTGCAGCGCCTCGGCGTACTCCGCCTGGCTGATCTGCCCGCCCGCCAGCAGCTCCTCCAGCTTGCGCGCCGCCCGGCTCTCCGTCTTCGTGGTGGCCATCTGCAGCTGCTCCCACGGCTGGAAGAACTGGTTCAGCGGCAAGCCGAACTGCATCGGGTCCACCCACATCCCGCCCCCCATCCACTCCGGCAGGAACGGCAGCGGGATCTTCACCCGCCCCTCCAGCCGCGCCGGGAAGCCCGGCTTCGTCACCTCCGCGCTCAGGAACTTCTGCACCCGGTAGTAGTTGGCCAGCAGCGCCGGCTTCTCCAGCGCGCGCAGCGCCCACTGCAGCATCGAGTGCGTCATCCAGAACTCGTACGGGAAGACCAGCCCCAGGAAGTTGTTGAACTGGTAACGCCGGCTGTAGTTCAGCAGCGCCGCGTCGCGCTTGAACTGCCCCCACTTCAGCGCGAAGAGCTTCGCCTCCGACATCCGCCCGCTCACGTCCGAGAGCCAGTCGCGCACCCCGGCCTGCACCTCCGGCGGCAAGGACGCGTGTCCGCGGACAACGCCCTGGTTCACCGAGCGCTCGACGCGCCCCTGCAGGTCGTCCAGCACCGGCAGCATGCGGTCGTACCAGGCCTCCTCGCGCGCCGCCGCGTGCGGCATCGGCCCGCCGCCCGTCAACTCGTCCAGCGTCCCCGGCGGCAGGAACGCGCTCTGCCCACTGCGCGCCGCGACGCGCTGCACCAGGCCCGATTCAATTTCCCGCACCAGCCAGGCCCCGTCCTCCGCCTGCCCGAGCAGCACCCCCTGCTTGCCATTCGGCAGCGTGAACTCCTGCTGACCGCCCGCCTGCGCGCGGATAGAAGAGTCGACGGCTTCGGTCTGGAAGAGCCGCCCCTGCCCCTTCGCCTGCTCCCAGAGGACGGCCGGGTCGCCGGTCACGCCCTGCTGGGCCAGCTCCGCGTAGTTCCGCACCCACCCCGCCACCTCGTCCGCGCTGCGCGCGCTCCCCAGGTCCGCCAGCAGACTCTTCTGGAAAGGGGTCAGGGGCGGCGACTGCGCCAGGTAGTCGGCGACCGTGTACAGCCCCTCGGCCTTCAGCTCCGCCAGCGTATCCACCGCCACGCTCAGGTCGTCGGCCAATCCCCGCGCGCCACCCGCCAGCGCGCCCTGAGCCTGTCGCAGGGCCGCCCGCGCCGCGCGCACGCTCGGGTCCACGTCTGTAGAGACGACCGGCCCGGTCGTCTCCGCCGTCGCCAGCGCCTGCTGCGTCTCGGCGGCCGCTTCCGTCCGCAGCCGGTTCATCTCGGCCAGCAGCGCCCCCTCCGGGTCGGCGCGCTGCTCGAGGAACAATTGCCGGTAGAGCTTGTTCGCCCTCCGCTGTTTCTTCTTCGCGGAGGCCAGCAGCTGCGTGGCCGTCTCGCGCGCCGTGTTCAGCCGCGCCTGCTCCTCGGGCGGCAGCGGTGGCGCTTCGGCGGCGGTCGCAGTCGGCGCTTCGGCCCGCCCCTCCGGCACTTCCGCGTGCGATATCAGGTCGCGGCTGAGCGTGTACTCCTCCCCGCCCGGCAGCCGTACCCGGACTGCCCCCGGGAAGTCGGCCAGCACCTCCACCGCCTCCACGCCCCCCAGCTTGCCCGCCCAGACCCGCCCGCCCGTCAGCGCCTGGTAAAAGTTGAGCGTGATCTCCATCCCCGGCGTGCGCGCCATCTCGACGAATGGCTGGATGGCCGGCTCGGCCCCGGCCGTCGCCCACGCCGCGCGCGCCGCGTCAATCTCCTCCGCCGGCCGCCCCACCCAGCGCAGCACCTCCGGCTCCGGAGGCCGACCGGTGAACTCGTCGGTCTTCTGCAGTTCGTCGAGGATCACGCGCTTGAGCCGGGCGATGATCGTCTGCCCGGCGCGGTCCACGTCCACGCCCTCGTCCTGGATGATCTTGCGCAGCGCGTTCTCGATCGTCTGCCGCCGCGCCGCGATCGCGCCGTACCAGTCAGGGTAAGTGCTCGGCTCGGGCAGCACCTCGCCCGTCAGGTAGCCGGCTTCGTCGCGCACGAACACGCGCTGCCCCGGCTCGCCCTGCGTCACCTCGCCCAGCATCTCCGTCGCCTGCCGCTCCACCGCCTGCGAGATCTCGGGCGGCAGCTCGGCGCGTGGGCGCACGATCTGCTCCCGCGCCGCCGCCCTGGCTGACACGGGCACTCCCACCGCGGCCGGCTGGCCTTCCCCGCCCAGCAATCTGTCAAAGACCCCCGCCATCCTCTCGTCGTCCAGGGGGTGGATGAAGTTCGCCACGCTCGCGTAGATCTCCCGCAGCCAGTCGCGCAGCCGCTCGAACACCCGCACCAGCGCAGGCGTCGGGGCCTGCGCCGTCGCCAGGTAGCGCTCGAAGTCCCCGGCAAAAGACTCTTCGTGGCCCACTTCCCACACACCCTCCCTCACGCCGTAATGCTGCTCGGCCACGCGCAAGTCGGCCTCGGGCAGGTCGCGCCGGAAGACGTGCCCGACTTCGTGGACAAGAGTCGACACGTCCGGCCCCTCTAGCGCCCGGATCATCGCCCGCCCGTCCGCCAGGAACTCCACCGCCCCCTTGTGCCGGAAGGCGAGCGCGTCGGCCTGGTAGAGATTGAGCGCTTCAGGATGCAGCCGCTGCGCCTCCGCCAGCGCCGCGCGGTATGCGGTCGCCAGTGTGCGCTCGCGCGCCTCCAGTCCCTCGGGCAGCCTCTCGGCGCGCAGCCCGGCCAGCCGCGCCTCCATCTGGCCCTCGCGCACGCCCTGCTCGCGCCACAGCAGATACAGGTCGGCCTCCGCCCGGCTCAGGCGCTTGATCTCGGCCACCTGGTACAACGCCTCGACGCCTGCCCCGCCCTTGCGCACGCCGCGCAGGTGCGTCTCGTACCAGTCCTGCCACGGCCGCCCCGTGTCCCGCGCCCACGTGCGCGCGCGCGCGTCCGTCAGCGCCAGCGTCGTGTCAATCTGCGAGGCCGTGACCTCGGGGAAAGAGTCGACCAGCTGCGCCCGGAAACCCGCGCGCGTCAGCGTCACCCCCGGCTCGCCGATCAGGTCGGGCTGCAAGGCCGCCGCCTTCTCCGCCTCGTCGAGCGCCGCCGTCACGTGCTCGACGACACGCGCCACCTCGGGCGCGACCGCCGCCGGTGGAGCCGCTTCCACCGGCGGGGCCGCCGCGGCCGCAACGGGTGGAGTTTCGGGCCGCACGAATGGACGGCGCGGCGTGATCTCGCCCGTCGGAGTCGCGACCCCTTCCGGCGTGACGCTGACTACAGGTTCAGGTGGCCTTGCGGGTTGCGCCGCCCCGACGGATGACTTCGGACTGACGACTTCGGACTGACCTATCCCCCGCCGCGCGACGATCGTCTCCTGCATCGCCTCCCAGCGCCGCCGCAGCCGCTCGTCGTGGAACGCCGTCCAGGCCTTCGCCTGCTGATAGTCCGGCAGCGTGCGCACCTCCTGCCGGAAGGCGCGCACGCGCGCCATGTCCTCCGCATTGAACTTGCGCACCGCCGCGCGCCAGGCCTCGACTCTCTCTGCCACCTCCGGCCCGGCCCGCCCGCGGTAAGCCGCCACCAGGTACTCGTCCAGCCGTGCCGCGCGGGAGTCGAGCGCCTGGGCCAGGTCGAAGTAGGCGCTGTCAATCGCGCGCGTCGTCTCGTTCCACGCCGCCGTGCGCGTCCCCGGCGGGTGCTCCGTGTCGAAGAACTGGCGCAGGAGCCGCGTGCGCGTGTCGTTGAAGGCGCGGATGTCGGCCTGCTTCCCGCGCACGGCCGGCATGAACTCGTCCGCCAATCCTAAATTCGCCTTGCCCATCCCGTCCGCCAGCCCCTGGTAGGCGGCCACCTCGCGCGCCTGGTAGTTCGTCCAGACCTCGTCCGCCTCGGCGAACAGCGCCCGCATCACCGCGCTCTTCGGCTTGCCCTCCCGGTAGACCTCCGCCCAGCGCCGGTCCAGGTTCTGCGCGTGGCGCGTGAACGTGTTGAACAGGTCCGTCTCGATCTCGTCCGTGATCGAGAGCACCCCCAGCGCGCCCTCCACCCCGGGCACGTTCGCCGCGCGCTCGGTGATCACCGCCGTCTCCGCCCGCACCTGCTCGGCGATGCTCTTCGCCGCCTCTCGGCGCACGTTCCCAAAGATGCGCCGCACGTCCGACGGCTTCGCCTTCGCCCCGAGCTTGGCCAGCTCCGCGTTGAGCGTGTCGCCCACCCCGTCCAGCGCCATCAGCCGCGCCACGTCCGCCTCGCCGATCCCCACCGCGCGCGCCGCCTCGCCGTAGAACTGGTGCACCCTCGGCGCCGGGGCCTGGGCCAATACCGCCGCCGTGATCTCGGCCGGGTTGTACCCGGCCTGCGCCGCCGCCATCAGGTAGTCCGGCAGACGCGGGTCCAGCGCGCGCAGCGCCCCCTCCAGCGTCTGCGGCAGGCGCGGGATCGAGACGTCCTTGCGCCAGCTCTGCGACCACATCTGGCGGAAGCCCTCGAAGTAGGCCCTCGCCCCCTGCCAACGCTCGATCTTCTGCGCCACGTGCGTGGGCGGCAGCTTGTCGGCGATGGCGCTCGTCGCCCTGCGGATCTCGGCCAGGATGCCCGTCGTCTCGGCCGCCTTCTGGATCGGCGCCAGCCCGGCCGCCACCGCGCGGCCCCCGATCTGTGTGGCCGAGAGGTCGTCCCCCAGGTCGGCCAGCCCCATCCCCGCCACGGCCCGCGCCGGCAGCACCCCCAGCCGCTCCCACTCCTGCTGGATCCCGGCGATGCCGCGCAGCCCCCAGACCCCGTCCACGATCGTGGTCAGCTCCCCGTTCCACAGGTTGCGGATCGGGTAGGAGATGTTCAGCCCCAGCAGCGCCACCGACTCCACGCCCTTGACCGCCTGCGCCAGGCGCGTGGCGAAGTCCTGCCCCTTCACCCCGAACGTGCGCGCCGCCCACTCGCCCGCCCCCTCGATCAGCCCCTCCATCACCGAGGCCTTGAGCATCTCCGGCGTGTAGGGGATCAGGTCCTCGCGGAAGGTCTTGTGCATCTGCGTCAGCACGTCGGCGTTAAGACTCCCGTCGTCCAGCTTCGCCAGCAGCGCCGCCCCCTCTGGGCCTGCTGAGCTTGTCGAAGCAGCGCGCAGCTCGCGCAGCAGCACCTCGGTCTCACCCTGGCCCAGCCGGTCGAGCACGCTCTTGACGTCCGTGCCCGTCACCGCCGCCAGGTCGGCCAGCAGTTGCTGCTCCGGCGCCGTCATCTGGTAGGCACGCACCCGGTCGAGCACCGCCTCGCTGTTGATCGAGCGCTTGACGATCCGCCCCTCGAGGGCCGCCCCCAGCCGCGCCGCCTCGGGGAAGTCTGCCGGCAGCGCGTCCGGGTCGGCGTTCTTGAACCCGGTCAGCATGCGCGCCAGGCTGTCCGGCAGGGTCTCGTCGTTCGGCAGCCGCGAGATCAGCGTGCCCAGCGTGTCGTGCGCCCGGAAGACGTGCTCGCTCGCCATGCTCTGCGGCGTCAGGCGGTTCAGCTCCCACCACTTCGGCGCTTTGTACGTCCCCGTCGCCGCCAGGTTCAGCAGCTCCTTCCCGATCGTCCAGCGCTGCAGCGCCGTGAACTCGCGCCCGGCCTGGAAGCCCTCGCGCACCGGCTTCATCAGCAGCAGGTTGCGGTAGGCCTCGCGCGTCGCGAACAGCCCCGGCCGCCCGCGCGTCACCTGCGCCGCCCGTACCAGCTCCGCGTCGCCCAGCACCCGCCCGAGCGCGCCCAGCCCGCGCGTCTCGACAATGTTCGTGAAGTTCAGCGGGTCGGCCGCGAAGCCCGAGATCAGCTCGCGGATCTGCCCCGGCGCGCCGTACTGCGCCGCCGTCTCGTAGTACACCGCCGCCGGGTCCTCGCCCGCCGCGATCCGCCGCCGCGCCGCCACCAGCGCCGTCAGCCCGCCGTTCGCCTCGGGCAGGTCGTAGTCCACGAACGTCTGCTGCCCGCCGAACTGCCCCGGCCAGACCGGCAGCGCCTCGTACGTCAGGCGCGAGGCCTTCCACGTTGCGCCGAGGATGTTGCCCCAGAAATCCTTCGGTAGCGGCTTGCCTTCGAGGGCAGCCTTGAGCGTCGCGCCTGGGAGGTTGCTTAGAGTCTCTCCCAGCGTGCCAAACTTCTCCGGCTCGGTCAGCGCCCCGCCGATCTGCCCGGCTGTCCCCAGCGTCTGCTCCAGAGTCCCACGCGCAAAGTCCAGCCAGTGCAGCGCCTGCCCCACCACGTTCTCCTCGTCGAAGCGCCGCTGCGCCTCCGCCCAGCCGTAGGCCGCCGCCAGCCGCCCCACCTCCTGCTGCCCGTACTCGCCCATCGCCAGCGTGCCCACCCCGCCGATCGCCGCTCCGACCACGGTCCCCACAGGTCCAAAGGCCGACCCCAATATCCCGCCCGTCAGCGCCCCCGGCGCGGCCTGTGTCACCTTCCCCAAGGGCGACCCCATGAAGGCCGCGAACCTTCCGCGCAGCGTCCCCGGCCCGCCCGGCGGCAGCCCGAACTCCTGCCCCTGCTGCTCGGGCGGCAGCCCGGCCGCCAACCCACCCCCGCGCAGGCGCGGGCCGCCAAACATCTCCCGCCCGCGCTTCGGCGGCTCGTAGGTCGAGACCAGCGCATCGTACTCCGCGCGCGTGATCCCCCGCGTCAAGGGCCAACTGTCCGAGCGCACCATCAGCTTCCCGTCCCGCACGTAATAGTCCGCCCCCACGTCCGCGCCCGTGCCCTGATACTGTCCGCCCCCTGAGCCTGTCGAAGGGTCTCCGCCCGGCGCGTAAAACTGCCCGGCCGACTCTTCTGTCGGCGGGGTGGGTGGCGCAAATCTTCGGATGGGTCTTTGCTCAGGAGGGAGCGGCGCCGTCGGGGCGCGCGCCTGGATCACCCTCGGCGTGCCGCGCCGCCGGGCGAGCTGCTGTTCACGCGCCTGGGGCTGCGGAGGGGCCGCCGGAGGAATCGGCTTCGGCCTGGTCCGGTAGCGTTTGACAGGGACGCCTGGGGGCATGTCAGTCCACGGGTGGATTGCGCTTCTCGACCAGCTCCGCCAGGCAGATCGGAGCCATGTAGCACGTGGTGCAAACGAAGAACTCCTGCATGAGTCCTGTGTGCTCCTTCTCGTCCATCGCCACCGCCACGGCGTTGTCGTTGGGCGCGAAGACTTCTGCCAATCCCAGGTTGCCCTGGAAATATTGCGCGAGGCCCAAGACCTGGTTCGTCGCGGTCGGACTGATGAGCGCAATGGACAGGCGCAGCACGTAGAAGCTCGGCGCGAGTTTGCCGCCGCACTGGTCGCAAGGTCGAAGCTCGGAAAGTTTCATGTCTGCGAAAATCTGCGCAATCTGCGGATCAGAACCGCCAGCTCACCAGCCCGTAATACCACGGCGGCACTTCCCGGGGCTGACCGCCTCCACCCCCGCCGCCGTCCCCATACCCGCCGTAGCCCCCGCCGCCCGTGTCCCCGCCCCCGCCATAGTCCGGGTACGGGTAGAACGGCTCAGGCCCCATCGCATAGTCGCCCGCCATCTCTTCGGCCGGCGGCTCGAGCTGCACGTACGGCCGCGCCGTCACCGGCGCGCGCGCCTTCGTCATCGTCCCCTGGCGCACGGGCTTCCGATATTGCTCCTCCAGCGACCGGAACTGAGAAGGCGAAAAACCGTAGCGGGGAATCTGGGCCGCCGCCGCCCAGCCCGGGATCGCCCCGCCTCTCCCTGCGCCCATGCCACGGACGTTGGACACGTCAAAGGGGGTGTACATCGGCGTCGTGGCAAACTGCCCGAGCGCCTGTCCCACCTGGCCTACGAACGGCGGGATCCACGTCGGCGGCGGGGACGTGTAGGCGGGCAGGGTGGAACCGAGCGCGCCGGCCGCCGGGCCGCCACGCTGGCCGCCCGGCCGGAAGGCCGGCAACGGCTTCGTGGGCTTGGCCGGTGGGGCGGCCGCCCCCTGAGCTGGTCGAAGGGCCGCCGCCCGTCTCTGCGTCGCCTGCTCGCGCGCCGCCGCCCCCGCCCGGCTCGGCGCGGGTGCGGGCTTAGGCTTGGGTTCGTAGCGTCTCACCGGTCTCTTCGCCATGTCAATCTCCTTGGCCCTTGGCCCTTGGCCCTTGGCCCATTGTCTGCTGCATCCTCTGCGCGTGCTCCCCCATCCTCACCTGCTCGTCCCCCGGACCGCTGGCCTTTGCGGGCCATCCGGGGGACTCGTCGGGCGCCATCCCCGCGCGCTCTTCAGCCGGCGTCGCCAGGAACGCCTGCACCTGCTCGGCGATCTTCAGCGGCCCGAAGAACTGCGCCTGGAACTCCTGCTCCCACTCCGCCGCCCGCAGCTGCGCCTCCACGAACGCCCCCAGCACGTCGGTGATCTTGATCATTTGTCGGGCACGTACTCGCACCAGTGCCACGAGGAGGGACGGGGGGGGTTGTCGGGATTCTCATCGTGATACAGGACCGACGTCTTGCCCAGCGCCTCGTGCGTGTCGGAGTAATCCGGCAGCACGTGCAGGTTGACGCACTCGGCGCTCCACACCTTAACGATGATCGCCGCCTGGTGCGCACCGGCCTCGTTCACATAGTGCACGACTCTTCCAACGCTCGGTGTTGCCATGGTGTCCTCGCTTTCTGAATCAGGGTCGGGGAACATCGGCAGCTGGTCTTCGTTGACTTCAACCACGCTCCGCGTCCCACGACAATCCGGATACTGGCTGCATCCCCAAAACGGCTCGAAGTCCCGAGACGGCTTGGGGCGGCGCAGCGCCATCTTCGCCCCGCACTCCGGACAGTACGGCTCCGGCTTCGTGCGGATGAAGGTTGCCATTTAGCGCGCCTGCCACCTCGGCGGCAGCGGCCTCTGCAGGGGCTGGCCTTCCGTCACCTCCCCGCCAGGAGGATAGGGAGATACCTCCTGACCTCCGCCGCCAGAGTTGCCGCCAATCTCCGGCCCTCCCTGCGGTGGGCCTTGCATGCCTGGGCCCATCTGAGTCGGGGGGCCGCCCTGGCCGCCGCTGCCCTGGGCAGCCATCATCTGCTCGTGCATCTGCCCCGCCATTTGCTCGACCGCGCCCGACGCCTGCGCCTGCATGGCCTGGGCCGCCTGCTGAATCTTCAGCTGATCCTGCGCGCTCAGCTGCTGGAAGATGCGCTGGATCTCGAAGCTCACGCGCTCCTCCGTCCAGATCTCCTTGTCCATCGCCTCGCTCTGCCCCGTGCTCAAAATGTTCTCCCGCACCCAGCGCCGCGAGGCAAGTTTGTCGCGCACCAGCGCCTGCCCGACCTGCGCCAGCTGCAGCTTGTCCGTCGGCAGGTCCGGCTCCAAGTTCACGCGCAGCGCCAGCCGCTCGGGGATATCGCCCGGGCTCAGCTCCAGATAGCTGCCCTTGCCGTAGTCGTAGAACTTCCCGCCCTCGGGCGGCTCGGCCTTGTACCAGGCCAGCGCCGCGATCAGCAGGTTCGCGATGGCTTCGCCGCCCAGCTGCTTGGTCGCCGTCAACGGCAGCCGCCCGCTCTGCACCAGCAGCGAGATCGCCGAGAAGGCCATCACCTGCTGCGGCGGCGCGCCCAGCGCCATCTTCGGGATCGTGGACTCTTCGTTCAGCCGCGCGGCCAGGTCGAGGCCCTTGTACTGCTCCGGGTCCACGACCTTCTCCAGCAGCGGGCTGAGCTTGTCGCCCTTCGGGATCTTCGCCACGCCGCCCGGCACCGTGCGGTCAATCGTCGTGGGCGCCTCCACGTCGTCCGTCTCCTGCACCAGCAGGGGATTCGAGCCGAGCGCGTGGATGAGCGAGTAGATCACCGTCAGCCCCAGATTCTCGCGCTTCCACAGTTCGCTCTTGTGCATGGCGTAGAGCAGCGGGAAGCGCTGCCGCTCGGGCAGGTCGAACAGCATCGTCCCGTCCACGATCTGGTCTACCACGGGCAGGAAGTCGAACTCGTGCTCGTCGAATACGATCGGCTCGTCGCCGTCGTCCAGCCACACCGCCCGGTAGCGCCAGTCGTACCAGTCGCTCAGCGTCACCAGGTCGTAGGCCTTGAGCGAGACCGCGCGCTTGCCCACCGCCCTCTCGGCCAGGTCGCCCCACGTGGCCAGCACCTCGCCCCAGCGCGTCGCCGTGCGGCGCAGCATCCCGCGCAGCCCGTACAGGTCGAAGTCCCCGTAACAGGTGGCCGGGTTGTAGCAGGTGAACATATAGGGGGTGGTCTGCGCCACCCGCTCCATGCGCCGCACCAGCGCCGGGTTCGTCGTCCCCTGGGCGTGCTTGAGCAGGTCCGCCGTGCTCGTCACGCTGGCGCAGATCTCCGCGAACATCAGCGCCGAGAAGACCACCTCGTAGTGCACCGGCCGCTGCGCGATGCGCCCGCTCCCCGCCCACATCGCCTTGGCGGCCTGCTCGATCTTCCCGCTCGCCTGCTTGGCCTGCGTCTGCGCCTCGTCGAAGGGCACGTTGATCTGCGGCTCCGTCGAGACCATCAGCCGCACCGCCCCGATCAGCGCGTTGTAGGCCGAGGGCGACATCGTGCTCTTGATCCAGTCTCCGCTCGGCTGCTCGCTCCACTCCATGTGCACCATCCGGCGCAGCTCCTCGTAGAGCGTATCGCGCCCGCTGTAGATTCCCTTCAGGCGCGTGCCCGTCTCGCGGATGTCGTCGAAGTCGCCCCGGTCGAAGTCAGGCATGGTGCTCCTATAGGTCCCGGCTCCCCAGGCCGGTGCTCTTCTGCGCGCGCTTCAGGATCGCGTCCACCACCTGCACCACCACGGGGCGCGGGCTGGGCGGGCGCACGTTGGTGAGGCCGTAGCGCAGCATGTCGTAGTCGTGGTCGTCGCCGTCCGTGTCCACGTCCTCCACGTGCACCGGGTCGCGCACCAGCGCCGGCAGCGTGCGCACCAGGTCCGTGCAGGTGTTGAAGATTTGCAGCCCGGGCAGCCCGTCGGGCAGGTCGGCGAGCAGCGTCTTCACCTTGCGCACGCCCGTCAGCCGGTCGTTGTCCGCCTCCACCAGCGCCACGCCCTCCGCCCGGTACTCGTCGGCCGTCGAGAAGGTCTTGTCCTCGTGCGTCTTCTTGGTCCACATGCTCGGATCGGCGTAGGTCACGCGCACCTTCTCGCTCGGCGGGGAGTTGGCCGCGATCAGCCGCGCCTGCTGCCGGTCGGTCAGCCCGGTCTCGTGCACCTGGCGGTAGACGTACACCCGCCCGCGGTCGGGGTCGCGCGCAAACCACCCGCACACGAACGGCGCCACGCTGCCCCAGTCCACCGCCCGCCAGCGCGGCCACGCCAGCGGCAGCTCGATCGGCTCGATGAAGTGCCGCCCCCGGCGCAGGTCGAACACCTGCCCCACGAACACGGCCCAGTCGCCCCAGCGCCAGGCGCGCGCCAGCTCGGGCGGGAGCGTGTTGAGCATCTCCCAGTAAGCCGCGTCCAGGTGCGAGTTGTCGTCCGGCAGCGCGCGCACGAAGATGAACTGGTCGGCCAGCGTCTGCATCTCCGGCGGCAGCGCCTGGCCTTTGTCCACCCCCCAGTAATCGCGCACCCACAGGTGACCGATCCCGTCCGGGTTGGTCGCCGCCACGAACTTGCAATCGGCGTCGGGCAGCCCCGCCCAGCGCAGCGAGCCGCGCAGGATGTTGAAGATCGCCACCGGGTTCTGAGTCAGCTCGTCCACCCCGATGTCCGCAAACTCCGCGCTCTTGTACTTCTCCGGCCGGTCCAGATTCCGCAGCGCCAGCACCCCGCCTCCGTACTCGGGCCGCAGGTGAAAGCCCAGCCCGTGCGCCTGGCTCTCCTTCAGCGCGCCCAGCCAGGCGGGGAACTCGGCTTCGATCTTGCCGAGCTGCCTATCTTTGAGTTGGGGGTAGTCCTCGCAGAAAAGCGCGCTGACCACGCCCGTGAGGCCCTTCGCCGCGCGCCGCAGGATGCGCTTGAGCAGGTACCAGCGCAGCCAGTAGCTCTTGCCCGGGCCGCGGCTCCCGCCGTAGAGCGTGAATTTGTGCGCCGCCGCCGCGCGACTGGCCGCCACCTGCTTCGGCTCGAACCGGCACAGGTCGTCGAACTGGACGCGCTCGACCTCAGGCGTCGCCATCATTCGGCACCACCAGGAGCTTCACCGCGCCGCTCTGCTCGACTCTCTGCATCGGCTTGCCCAGCACCTGATCCAGCACGCGCTGCGCACATGCCGCCCGGAACTCCGACGCCGCCATCGTCTCAGGCTTTCCGCGGGGTGGGGCTGAACGCATGTACTTGCACAGCAGTGTGAAGGCGTATCCCGCCTCGGTGGTCCGCCGGTCGGCCAGCTTTCGCTTGAGCACCGTCGCCGCCTGCGGCTTGCGTCCCGCGCCCGCACGCTTCCCGCCCCGCGCGCGGGGGTTTCCGTGTTTCAAGGCCGCGCCCTGAGCCTGTCGAAGGGCGTTTGATTTCATCTGTGAAAAACGACATTTCAAATGGGGATCAGGCCAGCCCTGGTCTGCGCTGAACGCAGGGCTGGCCCGTCACATGGGTTATCGACTCTATCGCTTCCGCTTCTTGCTCGTGAACGAACGCAGCATCTGCGCGAAGCGCGCGCGCCGCCCCAGCGTCCCCGGCTTTTTCGCGGCGGACCTGAGTCGGCCGGCCGGTATCTTGCCGCCCTTCTTTACGCCCATCGCGCGCCGCAGCGCGCCGGGGTGCTTGATCGCCTTCTTGATGTTGAGCTTCCGCTTACGTTTGGCCATGGGGTTTCTCCTGCTTCTGCAATTCCTGCACGGGCGTGATGTCTACGCTCACGAACGTCTCGATCCGGCGCGTGTGGCCGCGCTCGATCACAATCGAGACCTTGCCGTAGCCGCGTGCCTGCACGTGTTCCAGCTCGTCCAGCAGGCGTGAGACCTGCCAGGCCGTCATCACGCGCAGCAAGCGGTGCAGGATAACGTCCGTCGGTTGAGTCGGAAGGGTCGAGTCGGCTGGCATTTGGCCTTCTGCTTTCCGCCTTGTGTTTTCTGCTTTCTGCTTTCTGCTTATGGCCTTCTGCCTTCTGTCTTGCCCCCTCCGACCACGTCGCCGCTCACCGTCACGTCGCCCAGGGCGGCGATGTTCAGCCCGCCCGCCTGGTACTGGCGGAAGAGCGTGTGGATGGACTCGGTCAGCTCGTCCACGTCGCGCTGCCCCTCCGGGGGTTGGCCGGTGCGCACGATCGCCGCCAGGCGCAGGAAGCGCAGACCCAGCGCCGCGTTCAGCGACTCGAGCTGGCTGATGCGCTTCTGCAATGAGATGCGGCGCGCGTAGACCACGTAGTGCAGCGTGAGCAGCACGCCGATCAGCAGCGCCAGCAGCGTGTCCGATAGGTGCAACGTGATCACGCGCTCAGCCGCTGCGCGCGCGCAGCCCGTCCTCGAGCGCCGTGCCCAGGATGTACGCCACCACGGTGGCCACCGCCGCGGTCAGCGTGGGCAGGTCCACCCCGGCGCGGTCGCCGAGGAAGATGATCACCAAGCCAACCACCGCCGCCCAGAACTTGCGCGACTTGAGAAGCTGTCCGATCTTGGTCATGAGGGGGATCCTTTCCAACTAAGAAAACGGGGCGCACCACGATGGGTGCGCCCCGGGCTCAACGCCTCTGTGGGCTGAGGGGGATTGTAGGACGGAGTCCGCCGCGCGTCAATCAGGCGGAATCAAAAGCCCCGGCGCGGTGGCCGGGGCGGGCGGGGCGATGTGCGGTTGTTGTGGGCGGGTGTTAGAACGGCTCCTCCTCCGCCTCGGGCTGCGGCTGCTTCATCGCGGCCGGCGGCTCGCTCACCCCGTTCGTCGCCCCGCGGAAGCGCACGACCACGTGCTGCCCCCCGAAGGCCGTCACCGTCTCCGCGTACAGGCTGACCGTTTTGCCCGTCCACTTGCCCGTCTCGTCCGACCCGAGCGCCGCCGCGATCTGCTCCGCCATCGTGCGGTTCAGGATCACGCCCTTGTGCGCGCGCTCGAAGTAGATCACGTACTTGTCCACGCGCTTCTTCGCGCGCGCGTCGAACATCGGCTCGGCCATCACCTCGCGGATCGCCAGC